AATCGTATGCTACAAAACAAACAGCCAATAATTTATGGTGATGGAAACCAAAAGAGATGTTTCTCTGACATAAGAGATATTATAGATCCATTTCATAAGGTTATTTTTTCTGATGTAGCCAATAGAGAAATAATTAATATTGGCCCTGATGACAATTTTATAACTATTAATCGGTTGGCGGAAGAAATTGCATCAATCCTTAATTTTGATTTAAATCCAACATACTTAGATTCAAGACCATCTGAAGTAAGGTTGGCGCATTGCTCAGCAGAAAAAGCAAGAAAACTACTTAATTATGAGACACGCTATGAATTAAAAGAAATCTTAACTTCCATGGTTGAATGGGTCGAAAGCCGTGGTCCTGGACCATTTAACTTTAATTTGCCAGTTGAAATTAAAAACTACCTTACCCCAAAAACTTGGGTAAATGAAAATATTTTTAACAAATGAAATATGTTGTTGGTCTTCCATACAGAGTTAAGTCTTTTAGAGATGAACTCATGGCAACATGTAAATTAGAAAATGTTTTTGAAATTGATAATACTGAAAACAATATTGGATTTGCGGCAAGCCACAACCTTGGAATACAAAAAATGTATGATGAAGGTGCTGATTGGTATATAGTTATGAGTGCTGCTGTTAGGTTTGGTGAGCCAGGTGGGTTAGACTTTATTGAAATATTAAAAAATACAGAAAATGTTATAGTTGAAGCATTTGGTGTCTATGGATGGCACTTTATAGCATTTCATAAAACTTTAATTGATAAGGTTGGACTATGGGACACAAACTTTACGCCATATGGCTACGAAGACTTTGACTACAGCATGAGAATTCAAAGAGCATTTTTATTAGAATATGACGATCATTGGAAAAAAATTGTAGAAAATAAAACAATGTGGGACAAAGTTAAGATTGACATTAAAGATACAATAATGGCACACAGTCTAAAACTTGGCGGAGTTGATCCAAATATGGGTGTGACTAAAGAGTATTACAATAAGAAATGGGGAAGATACCCCTCAACCAATGAAGATCCATACAATTGTTTTTTTTATCCATTTGACAAAAAAGAAAACGGCCTTGGTTATTTTACAAATGATTATTACAATCAATGGATAAAAAAAGAATCTAAAAAAAACAAAAAAATATTTTTTGAAGTAGAAGTTGTTTGCAACTGTGGAAATGTTTTTAAATCTACATCTGTTAGCAGAAATGTAAGAGTTGGTAACTGTGCTGCTTGCGACACTTCCGAATTTATGCAAGATGGAACTAAATAATGAGCAATATTAAAACCTATCTATATTCTTTTAATGAAAAAGATTGTGCTGCCGATAAATGGGATTATGGTCTTTTAAAAGAAATGTTTGATAAATATAGTATAGAACAAATTAAAGTTAATTCTTTACCAATAACAGATAGAGCATTTGTTGTAATTCCTGGACCACAAAATATAGGACATGAAGAACATATATCAAAAGATTTACAAAATATATATAGATTAGTTTTATTTATAACAGGGGACGAAGAAGGAGTCTTTGATATAGATAAAATAGATCATCCTAATGCTGAGATTTGGATTCAATACCCTCATAAAAAACATGAAGCATACAATAAGTTGCCAATAGGTGCACCACAGCATTTAAAAAACAATTTGCCTGAATATAAGACTAAAACATACAATGTATTTTTTGCTGGGCAGATTACACATCAAAGAAGAGAACAGTTGGCAGGGGCAATAGCATTGGTTAACAATGCCCTTTATAAGCCCACAGACGGCTTTGCCAAAGGAGATAAACCAATTTACTACTATGACAACCTAGCCAGTTCAAGAATTGCTGCCTGCCCTGCAGGGGCTGTATCAGTTGACTCATTTAGGTTATATGAAGCAATAGAAATGATGTCTTTTCCAATAGCAGATCTTAGGGATTCAAATGGTGTGTTGGATAATTTCTATAAACGTCTTTTTAATGAAGTAATTCCATTTTATAGAGTAGAAGATTGGAATCAGTTGCCAAGTCTTACTTTAAGTCTATTAAAGGAATATCCAAACAATATGCATAGTGTGGTATGTTGGTGGATTAAATATAAAAGAGATCTTGGAATAAAATTAATGAGGCAAGTAAATGCATAAAAATGATGTAACAATTATAATTCCAACATCTTATATACCTAGTCATCCTAGTATTAAAGTAATAGAAGCAACCATTAAAAATACCAGATTTCATTTTCCAAATAATGAAATTATTTTACAAATAGATGGACTAAGGTCAGAGCAGGCAGAATATAAAAAAGATTATGATGAACATAAAAATAGGGTGCTTTGGAAATGTTTGCATGAATGGCAAAATGTATTGCCAATAATTTTTGACCAACATAGTCATCAAAGTACCATGATGAAAAAAACCATTAACTTAGTTCAAACACCATTAATTCTTTACATTGAAGGAGATCTTCCTTTAAGAACCGACAGAGATATTGACTGGAATAAGTGTTTAGGCATGTTTGAATACAATAAAGCAAATACAATAAGGTTTTATTTAAGAGAAGAGATGCCACAAGAGCATGAGCACATGATGTGTGGTCAAGAAGATATTTTTATAAAAACTGTTCAATGGAGTCAAAACCCACATTTAAGTTTTACTAGTTACTATAAAGATATTATTTTACCAAATGTTGGTGAAACAAATTATATTGAAGATGAATTTTATGGAAAGGCCCAAACTGATTGCGAGTATTTGCCTGAAGAAGAAATTGTCATTGAGGAACCATACGTTTTTAAAATTAGAAATTGGGAAGCACACAAAATGTTTATTTATTATCCAGACAATGGACAAAACTTAAGTAGGGTTTTACATTTAGATGGAAGACAAAGCACTAAAAAATTTACACAAGATGATGAATTTTGGGCATATACAAGCATTGAAGATGCAAAAAAAATATTAAAAGAATCAGAAATGTTTAAAGATGACAAGGATATTTTATGAGATTAGGAATTATAGCAAGATCTGATAACACTGGCCTTGGTAACCAGACCAGAGAATTAGTAAATATGTTAAATCCCGACAAAATTCTTCTTGTCGATTCTACATTTTTTAACAATAATGAACAAAATCCTGGGTGGTATAGTAATTTTGATGTAATGAGAACAAGGCAGGGCATGCCCAGAAAAAGCGAAATGAAACTTTTTTTAAGTCAGGTGGATGTTGTTCTTAGTTGCGAAACATTTTATAGCCCAATTTTTGTTGATTTAGCAAAAGCCTTTAATGTAAGAACTATCTTACAATATAACTATGAACTTTTTGGAAACCTATCCAATCCAGATTGGAGCCTTCCAGATGTGCTTTTATCTCCAAGTTATTGGAATATTGAAGATGTGAAAGAAAGGTTTGGGCATAGAACAAGTGTTATTTACTTGCCACCACCAACAGATTTAAAAACATTTGAAAAAGTAAGAGAGAACAACATAAGCAAAACTCATAAACGAATACTGCACATAACTGGTAAAAAAGCAGCAAAGGATCGAAATGGAACAAATACTATTTTAGAAATGTCTCGGTATGTAAAAGGAGATTACGAAATAGTTATAAAAAGCCAGGGGGCAGTAGAACAAAAAGAAATTGCTCCTAAAGTAATTATTGATGTTAATAATCCTAAAAACCGTGAAGATTTATATGATGGGTTTGATGCTATGGTTCTTCCTAGAAGGTATGCTGGGTTGTGTTTACCTATGAATGAGTCTTTGATCAGTGCCCTGCCAGTTTTTATGACTGATATTTCCCCGAACAATCAAGTGCTTCCAAGCAGGTGGTTGGCTCCATCACAGAAAGAACTGGTGCTTAATGCAAAGACAAAAATTAATGTTTATGGGGCAGACCCTAAAAGACTAGCAAGACTATTAGATGAGTACATGGCTCTTAGCAATAATGAAAAAACTATAGAGAAAAAAAATGCCTTTAACCTTGGATCTAAAATGTTTTCTCCAGATTTATTAAAAGAACAATATCTACAAATTATTAATTCATAAAAAAAGCCAGCCCATTTCTAGGCTGGCAATTATTAAAAGAAAAACTACTTCTTAGCAGCCTTCTTTACAGGGGCTTTAGCAGCCTTCAGAGCCGTTTCTACCTCTTTTGCGTTAGGGAGTAGGCCAAATGCCTTGTCTCCTGGATTCAACGCTCTAAGGGCTACTGGGGCGATTGCTGCCACTAGTGCTGTCCATAGATCTTTTGGATCCGTCACGCCTGCCATGTATAGAGCAAGACCTGATGCCAGGACTGATCTTCCATACGATGCCAAGATTGCTTTTAATTGTTCTGTATTCATTATTCCTCCTAGGGTATAACGTTTGTTAGTACTGTGAAGCCAATCCATAAACCAATAATTCCTGCGACTCCCGCAAAAACTGGTGGTGCTGGAACTGGCAATTTGAATGCAGCAAAAACAATGCCGCATCCAAAACCTGTTAGTGTTGATAAAAAAACATCTTTCATTACTTTGCCTCTTTCATAGTTTCTTCTGTTGGTAAAAGTATCTTTAATTCTTCATAGGCTTTTGATATTTTTTTCATATCGTCGCTATGTGGTGCTCCATCAATAACTATGCCAAATTCATTAAAATGGGTTAAGGTTGGACCAACATCTTGTATAAACTTTGCTATTCCAGTTTGAACATTCTCAATATAAGTAAATGCCCAGTCCCTAGAATCTGATAAAAATTTGATAAAATTTTCTTTATGAATATCATTATCATCTTTTGAATTATTTTGGGTTTCTTTAATAAAATCTTGCAATGCTTGATGAGATATGGATAAATTTATAAATGTTTTATTCATAAGAGTTAGCCTGTTGAAGGTTGAGACATAGGCAATTGCAAAAGAAGCCGCTAACGTTGCAAAAACCACAATAAGAATATTATTCATTTTTTTCTCCCCACCTGTTAATTGTACTACATTTAACAAAAACTGTCAAACAAAAAAGATTAATAGTTTTATCTATCATTTAACTGCCTCTCTTGTTACTAACACTATTGCGCCTTCCATTTCAAGGGCTTTTTTTAATTGAACCACATACTGCAGGGCTTTTATCTTTTCATCATGGACCATATTAAGAAATTGACGTTCATTTAATTTTACGGTAAGAAAATGTTCATTATCTATGATCTGCACCGAAAAACCTTTGGGTGCAATAACAGAATGAAACGCCCTACGCATAGAATCTGTATACATTATTTTCCTATTACCAAATTTTTCCAGGTATTAGACCAATCATCTTTTGTTTTATGGCTATTAATATCTCTAGAAATATCTCCAGATTCTAGGTATACACCACCCCAGACTCCCCATTCTTTTCCAGATATTCCTACTGCAAAACATTTGTTTGCTACAGGGCAACCTGCACATATATTGTCAACCTTTGGCCTTATCTCTACATCTTCTTCATACTTATCAAAAAATAAGTTATTATCAAGACCTAGACACTTGGCATCATCTTTCCATAGATGCTGCTTCATATTTAAACCGTATACTTATTTGGAATATCCCAACCGTTATGCTCAAGTTTAAATAACTTTTGCACATACCATTGATCTTTTACTCGAACCCCGTTTACAGCAGTTCTACCCATATCGGTTTTTTTTCTTTCTACAACATCCCAACCAATCCAATTAAGAAGTTTATTTGAAGCAACAATCTTTTCCATTTTTTTCAAATCTTTTATTAACACAACAACTCCTATATTAGTAGCGGAATATTCCGACTTCGACATTTTTTGATTGAGCGGCTAACATCAGTTTAGATGTAGCATCTTTTGGCTTACTAAGAAATGCAAAATAGTTTACATGTTCCATATTCTCTTCAATCCAAGAAGGTGGAACGGTATAAAACTTTATTTTGCGACCTCTACCTTTCATTCCTCTTTCAGATAAATTTGAAAACTCTGAAACAAAAGAATTTATTTTAGCGGGACCAGCAGAGTAAATATTAAACTCTTTATCTTCTTCAGGAAGACAAGATAGTGCAACGGCCATGGCACGAAGAAAGACATTGTAGTCTTCAAAATCGTGTGTTCCCTGAACTGCCACTATCATTTTCTTTTCCATTCTTTAGACTGTCTAAGATAAAAAGCATTTTGTCTATATCTTTATTAGACATACTGCCAATATCTACTGGTTTTGCTGTAGCGGGTTGCACTTCTCCATTAAAGGCCTCAGCAACATAAAACATGTTTTCTGCGACCCAATAGGCTTCGTTGCCCACCACTATAACTCTAATTCTACCCTTTTGTTTCCTCTTTGTCAACTGTGAAGGTGAAAC